CTACCTGAAGTGTATCGGCTGACACTAAATTGTTAGACAGTGAAATGTTGGTTGTGTTTGGAACTGAGAAGTCTGCATTGGCTAACTTGACGCCATTTCTAAACACTTGAATGAATGAGTTTGAAGTAGAAGCAAAAGAAACTGTATTAGTTGTCAATCCAGTAAACTCAGACTCTCTCATAGAATCTAGTCTACCAGTAATAAACCCATTTGCAGTATTTGCAAAGGTAGACGAATTAGAAGTGCTTACTACTCTTACTAAAAGATCGCCTCTCGATTGAGTTATATTTACATCATCGATATCATCAATAGATGTAACGTCAATGAGAGATCTAGGTCTGTTAACAAACTTTTGAGTATTCTCATCATATACTAATACATCAGCGTTCGAGATACCTGCATAATTAATTTCAATGTCGCCAATATCACCAGTGTTAGCAATAGTCGAATTGGCAAATACTAATGCAGATCCGTCACCATTAACTCTTAAATACTTGTTAGAGTTTGAAGCCATGTTACCAATAGAAATGTTGGCCGTGTTTGGCAACTTCATAGTTCCGTTAGTAACATTAGCAACGGAGGAGAAATTAGTAGTTGTGCTGAATGTTATAATTCCAGTTGCAGTATCATCAGTATCAGATCTTAAGAAGCTATCTGTAAGGAAAGAGTTAGCTACAAAGGTAGAAGTAAGATAACTGTTGGCTGCAAACCTTCCCTGCACATATCCATTAGAAGTAAAGGTAGAGTTTACATATGTGTTGGTAGCCTTAGAATCTAGAACAGGGGTAACATAACTGTTAGAAACATAAGTGCTAATAATATAGTTGTTAGAAGTATATCTTCCTTGGATGTAGTTGTTGGAAGCTAGATTTCTAGAGTTGATATAACTGTTGGAAGTAAACCTTCCGTCTACATAATTGTTGGATGTAAACGTGGCCGTCAGATAACTATTTGAAGAATAGATACTTGCAAGATAAGTATTCGAGGCAAAGTCAGTAGAATCTTTGCCGTCTAATGTATCAGCATCTACAGAAGTTAAAGAAGATCCATTACCTGAGAACAATGTGGCAGACACTGTTCCTGCTACGTTTAAGTTGGCTGTGTTACTGATTCCAGTTACTACTAACTTACCGCCAATGTGAGTATTTCTAGATACACCTAAGCCACCTCTTGTTTGAAGAGATCCAGTTGTAGTGCTTGTAGATTGAGTAGTACCGTTAGCCTTTAGATTACCACCAGAGAAAGTTCCAGAAATAGCAGCACTGCCCGGAGTTGTATTGGAGCTAGTGGTAACAGCTTTCTCTCTAAACAGATTTGCCATCTGATTAGTTCTAAGTCTCCAGAACTCAAATGTACTAGTTGTTAGTGTATTAGATACGTTTACTGCCATCTACCAGCGCCTTTAACATGTTCTTTATTTCTGCCACATCTTCATTAAGTTTATCTACTTTGCTTATGTAGCTATTTATTTTATTGTCACGATCCCTTGCTGCTCTATAGGCAGCGAGAGATGAATTATCTACATTTAATATAGCATTAGATTTTTCATCTCTCTTTACATTAGATATTTTCATTTTATACCTGTAGTGCTATAGCCCTCAAATCTTCTATGATAGCTGGGTTGGAAGAATTCTTAGTTCCGTAGCCAGCAGGTGAATCAACAGTAGCATAAGTCACCACCTTGATTTGGAACTGCTTGTAAGTCTTAAATGTTGTCCCATCTCTGAAGTAGTCGGCAATTCCAGTTGTAGTGTCTGTAGCAACTAAAGAGTTAGCTGTGTATTGGTTTGTATACTTGAATGCATAGTCAGAACCAGTTGTGTCGTTAAACACCTTTACCCACTCAGTTGCATTAAGTTCATTTCTAGTAAACAATCTAAACTCAAACTCTTTAATATCATCTCTATCGGTTCTAGAAGAATTTACTTCTGGAGTGATATCCTTAAGAGGTGTGAATAACACTTCATCTAAGTTATCATACTGATTTACAAATCTACCAAACACATAGATCTTAGCTCTAGGTGGCTTAAATGCAGAGAGAAGTACTCTGATGTCTTCTGCATCTTGACCATCCGCAAGAGTAATTGGTTGAGAAATGTATCTAACATTTGACTCTCCAAGACCAGAGAATATCTCACTATAGATACTAGCTGATGTTTCTGTACCTACAGATGTGCCGTTGATAAAGTTATTAGCTGAATCGTCTGGAGTAATAGTCAGGTTACCAATTGCAGAATGAAGTGTTCTTCTAAGATCAATAAATGGAGAAGTCTTAGTTGTGCTGTTGACCATATCCACATTGATAAAGAATGATGTGTTTCCTGTTGCAGAACCCAACTTCAGTTTTTCATTAGTTCTGGATCTTAGGACTAACGGATAGTTAGTATATTCATATTCACCTTCCGTTGGGATTGGGAAGGAAACAGAAGCTGTGTTGGAAATGTTATAGTTATAATCAAAGTCGATAGAAGATTTTCTAAACACTCCAGTTGTAAACTGCGGAACAATAACACTGTATTCATGATCTTCAAGAGAAGTAAATGTTGTTCCAACAAATCTATTAATATCCAGAACTTCAGTATCAAGCAAGCTATCATTAGGTCTATAGATTGCTAACTTATGCTTGATTGTGTTCTTAGTACTTCCGTTGAGAAGAGTAGTACTGAATGTCTTAGTCGAAGAATTGTTAAAGTTACCAGTAGTGGGTGCCAGAGTAAGTACATTATTGATATCATCAATAGACGAGATGACACCAAAGATAGAAGTGTTTACATTTCCTACTGTGAGCGTAGGATCTGTGTTGGCACTCGTCATACCATATACAAAGTCACCTACTCTCATAGATGTATTGTTATTGGTAAATGTAATATCTTCGAACTGTCCTCTTTCAACATTTCGAGGAATCATTCTAACTTGAGCAGCACCAGTTTCAAAGACAGCTTTGTTTAAGGTAAACTTAATGTCTTCATCTTGAATAGCAGACCAAGTGTCTTGGTTAGCACCAATGAATGCTATGCCCTCATAAGGTTGAGAGTTTACAGCAGAGCCAGTAGTTAAGTCTGCACCGCCAAGCTGAGAGAAGTAAACATCATAATCCGGATCGTCTGCCTCTGGCTTAACAACAAATGCATATCCTCTGTCTTTCTTTAAGAAGACAGGATACTTAAACTTGAAGTTAGTAGCAACAGATGCATCATTAGTAACATTTACGTCAGCAGGGTTCTTAGATATTTCAGTGGACTTGTAAACTCTGGAAGTGTCTGGATACCCATTCTCAATCTCACAGATAAACACCTTAATAGAATTGGTAGAAGACTTTCTTCTAAAGAAAAGATCCAAGGAAGAAACAAACACACCATCTTCTTCAAACTTACCATCATCTCTGATATAGAAGGTCTGAGCAATAGGGTCCACTCTTCTTCTTTGAGTTGTAGTTCTTGTTTGTGTAGAAGTTACTACTTCTCTTTGAACATCGAATGTTCTTTCAACAAGCTCGTTTCTTTGTACACCTATTCTATTGGAATAGAACATCTTGGATGCGGAGGACAGAATTGAGTCTGTCTCTGTAGCAAGATCCTGTACATCAGCAATTAAGAAGTTCCTGTCACCTTGCAAGAAGGTATCCTTAGGAACAAAGAACACACCACCGACAGATCCATTATGATTAGTAATTAGTGGATCGCCTCTACGAGATGTTCTGAACATTAATGACGATTGATCAGAAGAAGTTGCTGTAGTAGCCACTCTTTGATCTTCACCTGTAAGAACTGGAAGAGGAACTCTTATGATACTAGGATCAACAGCAATTGGACTTCTCAGAGGCGATCCTGGAGCTACGTGCTCGTCTACGTTTACATCATTAAAGAAAATGGAGTGCTGTTCTCTAGGTCTCAATCCTGTAGCTGTAAATCCTATTGCTAGCTCTCTTATAAATGGAGTTGCAGAAACATCAAGAATTTGTCCGCCTACAGTTTCTTCATTTTCTGTAACTCTTGTAGTAACAGTGCTCAAGTTGCGTGATTGAGTAAAGGTAGTACTATCCCATCTTCTTCCTCTACTGCGTCTAGATCTTATAGTTCTCCAGTTACCAAATCTAGTAACTGTGCCCTCTTGAACTGGAGGCTGCTCTTCAGGATTAACTATAATTCTTCCAACGTTAGTGGTATCTGTACCAGCATCATACTCTGGGAACAGATTTACTGTACCGCTAAATCTAATAGAGACTGGAGCAGCAGGTCTTACTTTAGTTGCTTTGTCTTGTTTTATTAAAGCAGACTCTGAATGCTTAAACATAAGCCGCTGGCCAGTGATCTCTACATTCCCAGATACAATCTCTGGAGTAAAGTTGTCTACCAGTACTTCCGAGAAGCTTGGTCTAAAGTGACCATTATCTTGGTCGATAGATACTCTATACTCACTGTTGTTCGTATCACCAAACTGATGAGAAATAAATGGCTCAACAAAGATACCATTCTTAAATCTTTCGATACCAGAATTATTCTTAAACTGTTTGTTGAATGTATCAGTCTCTAAAGAATTTAAAGATACGTAATATTCAAGATTTGAAATTCTCTGGTCGAGAGTTCCAATATCTTTCATTGTGTACCTACGAATGTTTGTCTGGTCTACAGTTACCGTTGTAGACAATACATCAAACTCAGTTCTTTTATCTCTTAGCTTGCCACCGCTATAGATGTTTCTAGCAGCAGTGCTTTCTTCTCTTGTTAAGGAAGGGAAGGCTGGAATGTCCAAGGAAGCAATTTTCATAGCCTTGTCTACTTCCGGTGGAGAAGACAATCCGTTGTTTGCAACAGACACAGTAAGTGTTGCTGTCTCTCCAATATAAACATCCGCTCTCTTTGGAAGATTGATCTTATAGTCAGAAACAAACTCTTTATCATTCTTAAAGATCAGAGAGGAGTTCTTGCTGCTGCCAGAAGCCTTAGCAGAAGTAGATGTCTTGCTGTTGCTCGCATCTACCGTAGAAGTATTTGCTACGCCAGTAAGAAGATTAGAATTATCAATGTTGTTTAATCTTGGTCTGTGATCTACAACATCTCTTAAATTGAACCTTTGGCTAGAACTACTAATGTAAGTTGGTACTTCTTCAAACTTAATAGTAGTTGTATTGGCGGTAGATGCAGTTGTAGTTGGATAAGAGTCGATTGTGAAGTAACCCTCACCGTCATTGTTATCCAAAGTAAATGCATCCATTCTAACGACAATTGTATTGTTAGATGTTACAAAGTTTTTGACTCTGCCTTTGTTTGTAAGATGTAGGCTTGCATAGTCATAGAAATGATCTCTTTGTCCAGAGTCATATTCAAAGAAGCCACCATTTACTTTGTTAGCAGATGCACTGAGATCTGCTGTAGTAAACGTATCGTTAGCATTACCATTGTTCTTGTTTGAAAGAATCCAAACGCCAGTAACCTTATGTACATCAGTTACTCCTAGACCCCAAGGACCAATAGAGTTAGCTGAGTTGTTAGATGTGTTAATTCTTCTATAAACATTCTTACGAATATCTTTGTTGAACGGCTTGTAATCTCTACCGTTAAATTCGTAAGAAGCTCTTACTGATGTTGATCCCGTAAAGTTGCTGTTGTTCAGAGTCGGAATGTTAATTACCAAAGTATTGTCTACTTGGCTTGTAGCAACCATAGCCGAATCAACAGGGATAGTCTTTCCTACAGGAATAATCTTTTTAAGTGTGCCTGTGGTATCAGAGCTGGCAATGTTTGTTTGAATCTCTGTAGTAGAGTTGATCTTAGTAACAATAATCTTATTACCACTATCAATTTGTACAATATCGCCAACATGGATATTTGCACTAAATCCTGAAGCAAGTGTAATCACGTTGCCAGAGGAAGTAGTTGTACCTAATGAGTTACAAGAAATCTCGCTTCCAATATTACTTAGAACAAGATTGTTTACTTCTGCGGTAGTATATGATCCAATAGCATTGTTACCAGTCAGATCAGTTTCATCATCTACATCGATTACTAAGAATCCATTTGCATTTAGAGTATCAGATACCGAAGCAAACTTTCTTACAGTGAAGTTGTTGTCGAAGGTATTAGTTGCATCTGTATAAGATCTGATTGCCTCTTCACCAAACGAACCAAAGGGTAGAACATTTAGGTTGGTAATGACAGCATTGTTGTCGCTATTAAGAACAATGTCTGCACCACCCTTTACTGTATCGTTAGTAACGATGGTTCTTGCATTTGAGATAGAATCGTTAGCGGATGACTCTACACCAAAGAGGAAGATTCTATATACAGCATCTGGTGCACCAGGAGTTCCAGACTCTAGCTCTACTGCCTTTACGTAAGCAGTTCCTAAAGTATTTGCACCTCCTGGAATCTCAGCCGACAAGCTAGTCAAGAAGGTTGCATTAGAGGCTGGGAAGTATCCAGCTGGTGCTCCATTGTGAACAAAAGTAACTCTATCATATGGAGCAAAGTTTCCGTTGAACTCTTTTACTCTAACATAGTTGCCGTAGTTAATGTTCTGCTCAAAATCTTCTCTCTGAAGAGTCTTAATTCCTCTTTCTACAGTTTCAGAAATTGGAGATAAGGTTTCTACCTTGTAACCATTAATATATCCATAACCAGGATCTACTACTATGTTAAGAAGTTCATTGTTAGATGCTACTGCTTCTGTATCAGTGATAAACTTTTTAATTGTAAAGCTGCCGCTTGTATCGCTCTTACGATTAGCAAGCTGCTCGCCTAGAATATTATATTGCGGATCTCTATTTTCCTGTAAAACCTCACCTTCGTTGTTGAAGTTGATTAGGACAGCTACAGCATCTTGATTTATTAGATTAGATGTATTTGCTGCAACAAGCAACGGATCGATCTTAAGTCGATCAGCGCCCGGAGCTACTTCGTTGTTGAATCCTGCAGCGTTATCTAACAGAGAAGTGTCTGCTTTAAAGGTAACAATTGTTTCGTTAGAGTCAACGGCGACGACCGCATCATTGGCTCCAATAATATTGTCAGATACTACTACGAAGCCAGGATCAATATTAAGGAACTGACCTTTGTGGAATACAACACCTTCTTCATTTCTAGCTACTGTAGCTCTTTCCGACGTCGTTACTGTAGCAGACTTAAAACATTGAAGTCCACTGAACCTTACAGTGTTTGTAGCTTCCGTAAACTTAATCGAGTCATCATTCTTTAAGCTAAACTTAGTAACAACAGCCGTGGTGTTGGCAGTGTAGTCAACTGTACTGGTAAGTTCCTCGTTGTTAAGAAACACTGAAAGAGTTTGTGTATTTGCAACAGTAAAGTCTAAGTTAAATGTGTTAGATGTTACCGTAGTATTAACTGTATTTGATTGAGAGTTTCGAACTGTTCTTTCAATTACATCTAAGATCTCTGGACTGGCTTCTGTGCCTAATACACCAAACGTAGTTAAGTTTCTATGAATGGTAAAGTTGTTGGAAGTAACAGATGTATTGCTAAACGATAGCTTTCTATTGAGAGTCATAGAAATGTTATTAGCAATATTATCAATCTTAGCTTGGAAGGCTACGCGTCTTTTGTTGGGCGTCTCAAAGATAGTGAAATAATCACCAGTCTCATAGTTTGTAAATGACGTGCCAGTACCTGTGATGGTATTGGAGTTAACAACAACAGATACATTACCTACAGCAGTCTTTGTATTTGTATCATCTACGTTAGTGTATGTTACATACAGTCGGTTTGTGTTAGGTGCTTGAGCTTGTGATCCATCTCTAAAAGTGTGGATCTTAGCTTCAACATCACTTGACTGAGAAACAAGAAGTAAGTTGTTAGAGGTGTTAATAATGTTTTCTAAAACTACTGCAGTATTGTTTGCAAAAGAGTTTTTAACTCTTACAACATGAGCCTGATCCAATACAGTAGGATTAACACCATCTACAATAGATCCGTTTTTAAAGACATGAGAACCAAACCGATTGATTTGCTTCTGAATTATAGTTTGAAGCTGAGTAAGCTCACGAGCCTGTACCGCAGTTCCTGGCTTAAAGAGAATCCTATAGAACTTTTTGTTTTCTATAAAATCATCAAAGTAAGGAGATCTATTGAGATTGGTATTGATATCAGTCATCTTAAACCTTAACTACGATTTTGAATTCTACATTGCTCGTATCTGTTTTAGATACCTTCAATACATTATTTATGTAGAGAACATGACCATATAACCCGTCGACGTAAGAATTAGATACCTCTGCTGTAACAACATTTGCAGTGGCCTCAGACACATTACCTGTTACAGTAATACCAGAAGGGAATTTTGTTCCTACAATTGCCAATGTATTGGACGATTGGTTGACTAGAGTTCCAAAGTACTCTTTATCTAAAGAAGTAATTACTTCTCCGTTACTGAATAGATCTTGCTGATCTACTGTTAATCTAATAATATTGTTAAATGTATTAGCTTTGTACACTTTTCTGAACTGAGAGTTTAAATGAAGTCCAGCAAAAGGATTCCTACCATACATCACAGTATTTGAGGTTACATTTAAAACGTCTACAGACTCGTCAAAGTCATCACCTTCTATAACAATTGTATCAAAAGGAACCTGAGTGTTTGTTAGGTTCTTGTTAAACTCGTTAAACACATTTACAATTGTATCAGCCTTGGTTGTATTGGAAGCAGCAGTGTTAGACAGAACTGCTGTGTTGACAGCACTAACGGTAAGTCCTGCGACAGTGTCTAAACTTGGATTATTAAAAACAGTCTGAAACTCTGTTCCGCTTCCAGTAATAATATTTTGTCCAGGTGTTGTAGAAACAGTACCAGTAAACGCAACGTTGGCCGGTGAAGGATTAGCTATAATACCTATAGACCTAAATCCATTTTGAAGGTTGGACGTGATAGTATTAGACTCATTACCTTCTACTGTAACAGAATACATAACCTTATCAGAACCTAACTCCTCGAATGGATCGTGGCCATGTCCCTTGTATGGAGGGATTACTGCAATGGCACTAGCACCGGTTCCAGTATTAGCGTCGATAATCACATTAGCAAAAGAATAAGAATCACCCACACTCTTAACATTAATTGCTGATATAGTTTTAGTGGAAGGGTTAACAACAGCTATGGCTGATGCATTTCCTCCATCGCCAAGAACCCTTACTCTTGGAGAAATCTCATACTTTGTAGAACTGGTAAACGAATGTGTACCATCAATCTTAATTTTTTGAGATGTGTTCTCGTAGTTAGATACAGTAAACAAACTACCGTTAGCTTTAGCGCCCGGTTCAAACAAAAGAATAGAAGTGTTGTTAAAAAACTTGTTTTCAGGAACAAATGCAAGACCATTAGCAAAGCTAAGAGATTTGCTTTCTATTACAAATTCTGACGATGATACTGTTGATTGAACTATGCCGTTAACAGTTTCGATATAGTTGTTACCACCGCTCTTAAGAAAATATCTTTCAATTCCTCTATTAGATGAATCAATTACTGAGGAGTTAGCTACTACAGGAATATAATTATCTGTTATAAACTTGGAACCAGAAGGAACAGTGTACATGTACTTCCACTTGTATCCATCTGATTCTTCACGTGATGCTGAGTCTGTGTGAGAAGGCTCTACTGTGGACTCTCCACCAGAATTGTTATCGATGCATTTGTATACATTACCAGAGGAAGAGTAAACGTAGAATGATTTCTCTACATCACTATCACTTACTGTAAACAAAGTATTGGATCTGTCAAAGAATGCTTGATAGATTGTATTAGAGGCCCAGTTATATCTGGTGATTACTGGAGCAACATCGCCGGGTTTGATCTTCTTGCCAAACACCATCTCTTTAATAGGATTGTGAATAGAGGTATAGTAGTTCTCATTGTTAGCAGACTCAATAACATTTTCATCTAAGTTATCATGAGTCTTTGTAATAAAGATGTACACGTTCTGAGTGTATGTAGACAGCTCAGTAATCATTCCTAAGTTTCGTGATAACGATCTAGTAGTAAGTCCCATATTTTCTAAACGCCACTCGCTGTGACGGTCTCCTCTAAAAGTTTAAGCGAGCTCGAGGCATCGTCTTTAACAAGGTTTTTAGTAAAGAATTTTCTTCCCGACATATGTATCAAATTATCAACAACTTCTACATACTTTTTACTGTCAATTCCTGAACCAATTTCGTAAGAAAACTCCTGCCAGAAATTGCTGTCTTGAATTTTTATTTTTGTACTAGGTTCAGAATTAAATGATACGTGTTGTCCTTCAATTACGGACTGACCGCCTTTTACAACTCGAACAATAATATCTCTGGTTACGAAGAATCCTGATCCTCCGTTATCAACGCTAATGCTGACAACAGATCCACCTACAATCGTTGGAGTAAGAACTGCACCAGAGCCTGTTCCGCCACTGACTGTAATGGAAGGGGTAGAAGTATAACCAGACCCACCGTTAGTAACAATAACGGATGTAATCTCACCATCCGATATAATTGGAATAGCTATAGCACCAGATCCATTTCCTCCCGTGATATTAAGATCCGGAGTAAGATCCTCCGATCTCATTGTCAGTTCTTCGCCTGGAATATATCCAAACCCAGAACTTAAAATTTGAAGATTTCTAACCGAGTTTAATCCAGTAGCAAGATCAAAAATGAAGCTAGCATTCTTACCAGCATCTACATCGGTAAAGGTTACTCCAGTTTTTACTGATCTCTTTAAAGGATCATTTAATTCACTGTAGTTAGTATTAGAAGTTAGATATCCTATTCTACCTTTGTAGTTGCTCTGAGAAGATATCTCGCCTGGAAGAATCTTATCGTCCAAGAATATTGTT